ATTTTCGTCAATCCAAGTAGCACCTTTGTATAACTTTTCAATAACGAAATATGTGACGTCCCAAATAAGAACAATTGGTGTTAACAATATGATCTTAATCCATCTAATAAGTTTTTCATTCATTAGAATATTTTATCCATAAATCGATCGACCTCAGCATCGATCTTTCGCTTTAGTCGATGGTCAAATTCCCGATCTACTCGGTTTTTGGTATATTCACCATAATTCCCGCGACCATTATTCTTCTTCCTTTGATAGTCACCCAGCAATCTTAATTCTGCACGGTGGTCACGTTTGCCGTCAGGGCCGAAAACAACATATCGACCACGTGCCGGTGGCATCGTCACATCCGCTTGATGATGAGTATTATGGCTAACTTGCAAACCCTTAATATCTATATCTGCATTTTTGTCTGTATTAGACTTAGCAGCTTCTACCGCAGCTGCACCTGTAGCTTCGATCTGTCGTTGATCAGCTGTAGAATTGTCCTTATAGGTAGAGTTAGCATAAGTCGTACAACCTACCATCGGTAATAACATAAGAATAAATGCGAATTGTTTCATAGGTAATACCTCCTTTTTATTTATGCAGCTTTCGGTGCAAAGAGTTTACCGAAGCCTTCGCAAAGAACATTAAAGGCACAGATTTCCCAGCAATAATCTGAGAAGAAGTCGTCTTCACACTCGTAGACACTATCATCAGAAGAACACTCAACCAACATTGTGTCATAGAACTTTTCGAAACCAATCAAGTTTTCGAGTAGACCATCACCATCAGAATAAGTCATGCCAAAGTGGCTAGCCTTACGAAAATAGTTAGCAGCAGCGTCCCAAGGAATGGTGTTGCCACCGCTGTATGTGTCACCGAAAAACTCAGAAATGTAAAGTTGCTTAGCCATTAGAGAGATACCTCACCATTTGAAATCATTTCGAAAAGAACATTTTGAGCAGCGATACCGAAAGCAAACTCACGAAAAGTTTTAGTAGCTTCAGGGCCGAGTGAACCTTTGTACTCAGCGTAGTTTTCGCGGCAGCCTTCCCACTCAGACTCAGTCCAGCCAGTCAGCTTGCGTTCAACTCGATCAAAATCAACCATGTTTCATATCCTTTACTAATTTACAGGTACCATTATACCTCAGGGGCCGGATATGTACACTTCTAAGTTATTGATTTGATTGGACTTTTTGGGCTGATGCAAGTTATTGATTTGATTAGAGATTTTCTTAGACTATTTTAGGTAAATATTTACATTTTTAGATCATTGGGATATATCACGCCAATCTGTAGGTTCCTGATGCTCCAGATCGTGTACATGGAGAGCCATGAGAGCGTAATGTAATACCTTCATCAGATCCTTACGATTCTTACCATCTTTCTGGCCGTATCGCTGTGTATACTTGAGGATGTTGCCTAGGCAGAATCCTTCACCATGACCGCCATCAATGATAAACTCAGTCGCTTGAAATTTGCCTTTCGCATAGTGTTGATCATAAGTTGAGTCAATATAGTCAGCTAGCTCGTTAACTAATTCCTCTTCATTAAATTTATAATCAATCGACATCTTCTATCTCCACGACTGTATTTTTACGGATGTCAACAAAATCACCGCGCGGTGTTTGCAGTACATATTTATCTGACTGAGGATTATTGAGAGAAGGAGGTAGATGACCTACCTCAATGAGCTCTTTATTCTCATCTTGCCAGTGTTTAAATTTGATTCGTTTCATTTCCATGAGTCAAATACCGTCTTATCAAATCGTTCACGTTTCAGTCCTTCACCAAACTCCGTATTGTCCATCACTGGTTTATCAGCAATATCAGGTCCAATATTTTGTTGTGCATTCTGCTCTACATCATACAACTTCATTCTTGATCTGTCGATGCCGAGGACAAATCGACGATGGAGACCGGGGTCATTGTATCTGTTTTTGAGTTGTTTAATGAGGAGTTGACCGAGGCTCTCAAGTTCTTCGTTAGATATGGCGGCAAACATAAAATCCGCAGTAGCGGGCAATCCAAAGGACTCGCTAGTGTCCTCGAGGCCGACGTCTGATGATGTAAACCCTGTACGGTTCGTCTGCGTTGCTGTAAAGATCGGTAGGTTGAATTCAACTGCAAGTCCCCTTAGCTCTTCGGCAATTGCTTTGACATAGGAATATGTGTTGACATTGGCACCCATACGGATACGCGATGATACACACAGATTGAGGTAATCGATGTAGATAATATCAGGTATGAAATTCTTCTTCAGCTTCAACTCATTGAGTAGATGGCGAAGATGACCGCTGCCGATAGAGGCAGTAGGATATTCTTTAATGATCAGCTTGCCTGCTGTCTTACCTTTCACACGATTGAGTTTGGTCTCGTACGTTTCTTTTGGATACGTAGCGAGATCATTGAGTGGTACACCCATTAGATTGGCATCGATACGTTCAGCAATACGTTCTTCAGCCATTTCTAAGGTAACATACAATACGTTCTTACCTTGCATGAGATTAGCAGCGGCGAAGTGACACATCATCAGTGTCTTACCTACACCAGTACCAGCAAGGATTACATTAAGTGTTTTGCGAGGAATACCACCACGAGTGATACGATTGAAGTAATCGAGGTCGAATGGCTGACGTTCTACTTTCTTGTGATAGAAGTCATAACGAGATTCGAAATCTTCGAGAAAATCATGACCAATATGGTTATCGAAGGACACAGCGAGTGCATCAGCAAGAATCTCAGGCAATGCACCTTTATCTTTGTCTGACTTCCCATCGATCACCTGAATCGATTCCATAATGGCGTTATAGATTGCTTTGTCTTGACAATATTTCTCTGTCTGCTTCATTAGCCACTCTTCATCTGTGTCTGTCTTTGACAAAGATGTGACTAATTGTACAGCAGAAGCATGAGTATCAGTATTAAGAGCCAATTCATCAAGCTCAATCTTTAATGCTTCACGTGATGGGCATGAGTTGTATTTGGTAAAATATTTGTCGATCAAACTATAAGTAATGCGCTGTTCATGATTGACAAAATATTCTTCTTTAAGAAACGGTAGTACACTACGAATATAATTTTCGTCGTATAGCAAATTACTGAGTATAAGATTTTCAATTGAGATGTCTGACATTTAATCCTCTAACTTTCGAAAATGCGCTATTGTTCCATTATCATATGACCAATAATCAACTGAATGGAATGGAGAGATAAGCCATTGTATATTTTTATTGAGGGTAAAATCCATAAGTGCTTCTTGTATATAATAACCTACATAACAATCATGCAATAATACATGACCGCCTCTCGCTAGATTATCATACCACGCTTCAAGATCTGCGTAAACCCCTTCATAGCTGTGATCGCCGTCAATAAAAACTACATCATAATCGATATTATTGCTGACACTTTTATCTGTTGAATCATGTAGATAAAGTTTTATATTATCTAATTGTAATTCATTAATGAATCCTGATAATGTGTCATCATCTTTTGGATCGTTATCAAAACTATGTATGTTTTGTCGAGTAGCAGAGGCAAGAACTAAAGTACTGCCACCATAATATCTTCCAGTTTCAACGATATCTTTTCGTGCATTATTAACTACTGCATGAATATATCTAGCTTCCCACGGACAAAGTCGTATAAATTCTTTTGGTAAAATACAATTGTCATGATATTCAACAAATTCTAATGGGCGTTTTTCTATCCACTTTTCACGGCATGCTGGTAAAAGATCTGTAAGCTTAGGCCGCGGAACCATCGACGAAGTCATCTATTTCCTCATCAGTAATAATAGCAGAGTGACCAATTTGATATGTCTGCTTGATATAGTCATTAAACTTCTCAGAAGTCACAATTGGCATCCAAAAATCTTTGCTGTCGGTTTCTTTTAGTCTGAACTTTTTGTCTTCTACTTCCCCGGTGGCAAGATCAGTACGTGCGTACCAACCATTAGAGGGTTTGACAACGAATCCTCCTGCCATTGCGATGTCAAGTAGTCCACTCCAACGAGACAAACCACCGCCGTGAGTAACAGTAACAGGAATCTTGGACTTTTCACGAACATAACGAGATTTCTCCACATTGATAATGAAGTTATATCCTACCACATCTTTGCCTTCTTTTTCTTGTTGGCGACCAATAATGTAGATGTTGTCTGCAGAATAGTACGAGCCAGTACCACCACCAACGATATCTTTCGGGAACAATGCCATCTCTTTATACGTATGATTGACTACCACCATCGGGATGTCTTTCAGTGTGAGATGTGGTGTGACCATACGGAACAATGACTTAATCTGTTTAGCACGAGACATATCGGCAACTGCTTTCTCATTGAGTGCATCTTCAACTTCTTTCTTCGAAGCGAGGTTACCGATAGAATCGACAATCACAATTACCTTATCACCACGATCGATGTTATCCATCTGTTTCATAATATCGAACTTGAGTTGTTCAACATCAGTAATAGGTGTATGCAATACACGATCCATATCGATACCAAATGTTTCGAAATATGATTGAGGTGTACCGAACTCAGAGTCGTAAAACAACAGAGCAGCGTCTTCATACTTATCAAGGTATGCTTTCGCCATCAATAAGCTGAATGCTGTTTTAAAGTGTTTACTTGGACCAGCCCACATCGTAAGGCCAGGTGTGAGACCACCATCGAGTCTACCTGACAATGCTAGGTTGATGATAGGAATGGCTGTTGGAATCATGTCCTTCTTTGTGAAGAACTTTGATTCAGAAAGGATAGCTGTATCCTTGATGGTTGAATTCTTTTGAAGCTTTGATAAGATTGACAATGTAAGTACTCCGTGAATATGGACGATTTACTATATAGTACCACATGTAAATATATTTGTAAACTATACTTTTGACACAATAAAAC